AAAGGCATATGCAGACGCTGGATTACAACGATTGATGATTCTTTCAATGTATTGATTAGAAATGACCTGTGGAGATTGTCCTACCATAGCCATTATTTGGAAGCCTTTTTGGAAGCTAGTAGACATCCAAATTAATGTATTGTCCATTTGTACCAAAGAATATTTGGCTGAAACTCCGAATTTTATTACTGAGTTTTGGTATGGTAAAAATGGACTACCTGGGGATGCACCAGCGTCATAAAAGAACTCAATGTGAAATGAGCCAAAAGTAACAATGTAATTAATTGTTCTGCCAATAGCTAATAATGGGTCAGCAGAGGAAACTACTCCAATGTAGTTAATTGCTTGCCATGTCGTTGGGTCTTCTACGTTTGAGTTGTATAACAACCCTTCTGGCGTTCCTACTACATAATAACCATCTACGAATACAGCGCCTGGAACAGTAACGCCAGGATAAGAAGTAGTAAAGGTAAGAGTAGCGGTTCCAGTAGCTGTAGCATTTTGACTTAATGTAAGGGCGGTATCAAAAATAGTTAAAACATATGTTCCAAGCGGAATACCAGTTCCAGTAACAATTTGACCAACTTGAATTGCGGTATTAGATGCAGATAATGTAACTACTGGTGTTCCAGATATAGTATTTCCACCTTGAGTGGTAATAGTATCAGATAAATCTAATATTGTACTAGTAGCAATTGTGTAGACGTAACCTTTGACTTCATTCTTAAAAAATACTTGTGTTTGGTCTACTGAGTATATGAAGTCATATGGGCCTGTGCTATCAACAGTGGTAGCATTAGCAACTCCATTGTCATAGAAGGTATTTCCAATAATAGTAAGTAAGTGGCTACCGGCAGCAAATATACCAAGTCCTTCTCCTGCTGTTAAGGTTTGATATGTCTTTAAGCCTGGGCGCTTAACCAAGGCAATAGATTCTTTCTTTTCAACTTCAATAATGGCATTACCGAGTTTAGAATCCTTATCCAAGGTTCCATCACGAGAGCCGATATTATGAGCCAATGGGACACGAGTAATTGGCATTTATTGTCCTTAGTTGCGGAATCTAAAATCAGGAGAAAAGAATGTATCTGCTTCTTCTTGACTCCAATCAGTCATAATCTCTTCTAACTTCATAGCACGTTGTGCAATCTCAGCACGAACCTGTGGAGGAGCACCATACTCTAAAGCCAATTGGTCTGCCAACCCAAACTTTAAACAATTAAACCATTCAGAAGGAAACTCAGGAATGGAACCTGGAGTTAGAATGTCTGAAACAGGTCTTTGTACTTGTAAGTGAATTGTCCATCCATTCGCATTAGGATTACTATAAACATACAATACGCCGTTACCTAGCTGTGGGTCATAATAGACTTGATTAGGAGTTCCTTGGGATGGTTTGTATCCCTGCTGCATATATTCTTGACGAGATATGACTTGTAGCGTTGTATCTTGGTTTTGTGGATTTCTAATAAATGCCATTACAACTCTTAATGGTCTATCACAAACAATATCCCCAGTTGGGCCTAGTGTATATACGTATTGATTTGCAACCATTGGAACTGGCAGGTCTTCTACCAACCACAATGGCATACCTTTTGTTTGAAGTTGCTTAATGTATAGATTTAAGGCTTCAGAACAATTGGCATAATCTTGTGGAGTAGGAGTATCGCCAGCACCAATAACACCCAATACACGAAGTGCTCCATTAATTACTGCATCACGATTTTGAGTATATGAAGTTGGCATTTAATTATCCAATATTAATATTCTAATGTTGCTCTCCAACCAACTGTAATATTGGCTCCCGGAGCGGTATCGCAGTTAATTGTAAATTGAGTACTTGTAATGTTAGATGCCCATACTGCATGAGCACCAGCAATACCAGTTTCCATCCACACTTGAATTTGGTTTAATGATGGGGTTGTTGGCAATCCGTGGTTTACTACAACAGTAGTTCCAGAAGAAGGAATTACTCCAGAACCTAATGTAGAGTATTGATACTTTAGAACACCAGTGGCATTAAATTGAACAGTTCCTGAGGTTGATGTCAACACCATTGGATTGGCAATATTGATTTGGCTTCCGGTGGTAACTTTCATTAAAGCATTACCTGAGCCTAATGTATCCCAACCATCAACACGGACATTTGACATAGTAACAATGTTTCCAGTGTTTTCAATGCTTACTAATCCACGAGATAAGTTTTGACCTTCTAAGTTTGAGAAATCAAATCGGCAATTAGTGCCTAACAAACGGATTCCATAGCTGCCTGTTGATGGGGGTGGGCCGTAAGTTGTAATGTTAGAAAACTGACCAGTAGCAGTATCTACTGAAGAATCAACATAAATAACATAATTGGTAATATCACAGTCCATATTAACGGCATGAATCTTAGATGTTTTGCCGTCTGAGTTTTGATATAAACCAAGAGTTACGTTTGTAAAGATACTGAAAATGTTAGACAACAATGGGTTGTCACAACGATTCAATGCAATAGCGGTACAGTTTTGTTGTGTATAGGCAGTAACGTTGCTATTATTTTGCCAAAAAGGCCAGTTGTGAAAGTTGTTAATACGAACTGTATCTAAAGCCTTGTTAATGTTAATACCAATAGTCATAAACTGACCACGAACATTATCAATCGTTACACGACCTGCATTGCCATTGTTGTGATTAATACCTTTGTTGGGATTTAACAACATTAAGTCTGTATAAAATACGTCTGCATTATATGCAACAAAGTCAAAGTCAAAGTTGTTTGGAGTCCATCCAGGTGACAATGAATTGGTGTGGTTACGATATGTACCAATCTTTTCATAGCGAACTGTGGATACAAAATTGCTACCACCACCATTAATAATATTAAATCCAATGCCGTTGTGGTCTAAAAAGAACCAGCTACCACTTCCACGGGTACCAAATGGGCCTGAAGCTCCATATGGGTCTGTACCATCGCCAATAATTGTTACGCCAGTTGCAATAGTAATAGGAGAGGTTGTACGATAGCCATTCGTTGTTGCTGGTACATAGATTTGTTGAGCGCCAGAGTTAATTGCATTTTGAATGGCAGTAGTATCGTCTGTAGTACCATTGCCAGTAGCACCAAAGTCTTTAACAGATACAATTTCTTGTAGTTTTAGGTTGATTGGTCTATTTACGCTTGAACCAGTTTGTTCAAATTGCGGAATTAAAGTTGTCATGTATATTTCCTATTAAATAAATACAAACTCAACTACATCGCCAGCATTTAATCCATTGGCAAATGTTACTGTTGATGTATTGGTTTCTGTGTAATTTAAAGTTCTTACTTGCTTACTGCCGTTGACATAAACAGATAATCCATTAGTGCCTAAAGAATAAGTAAATGTTGCTAAAGTAAATACCGTTTGATTTGCTGTTGCAGTTTGGTATTCTTCTTTAATTGTTACTCCACCGGTATTGACTTGAACTTCTAATTGGTCAATCGCTGCTTGTACATTATTGGCAGTTAGTGTACCAGATGGAATATAAGATACTGCACTTGCTGCAACTCCACCGCCACTTAATATTTGAGCTTCCATTTGGTCAATGGCACCCTGTACATTAGTAGAGGTTAAATCGCCAGATGGGGTATAGGTTACTGCATTTGCGGTTACAGTAGATGGTCCAGCAAAAGAGTTTAATCCAGCAGCAGTAATACGCAATTCAATATTATCGCTAATATTAAAATATTGAGGAATTGTACCTTCTGCTCCACGAACACAAGTAAATACGTTATTTGTGTTGTTGGTAACCTGAATAATCTCATAAGAGTTTGGGTTAGTAATACTGGTGATTGTGGCGTAAAAATAATCTGACCCAGCTGGAGATGGGAATAAAACTCCAGTTCCACTATCAATTTGAATAGTGGTTTGTGTTGAAGTGATTCCCTGTGCTAGTGCCGAGAACGCATTATTTGTATAAAGTGGACGACCCATAATTCTATCCTAGTGTAAATGTGTTTGGAGTGTACCCATTAACAAACCTCTCAACCACGTTAGTATTAACAAATGTATCTGGTGCTTGTGGTCTTGAAACTGGTACAGACATATTGTCACGGACACCACGAACATAATCTTGAGGCTGTCGTATCTCAAAGCATCTATTTGCTGTACATACATACAAGCCATCCCATTCCAGCTTTAAATCGGAAAACTTGAATTTAAAACCGCATCTATCGCAGATTCCATTATAGTCCCCACTACGGTAGTAGTCAGCTTTTCCCATTACATACTCGCAGGTGAATAAATTGGAATGTCGCCAACACAGGTATAGGTATTTCCCAAGCTGGTTGTGACGGTCATAATTAGCCGGTAAACATTGTCATTTTGACCATTAACAACTCGTTGGGTTGCTTTACCACTACTAATTGCTGGCGAACCTGAAAGAATAGCAGAGGGGTTTGTATCTGTCCCTTGTTCCGTTATTGCACTGCAAGTTGCGGTTGCAAGGGTTTCGGTGGGCTTTAATACTGGATTAAAGTCAAAAGAAAATAATTCTGATTCGGTAGTATATTTGTAACTAAATTGGCTACTCATTTTTGAACCTTTGTATTACTTGTGTTAGCAAGAACGCTTCTCTTCTTATACAACTCTACCATTCTGTCTTTAGCGTTGGCTAAAAAAGTGAACCGTACCGCAGCGCCAAATTTAGAGATAAATCCAGCGATTAATGTTGTTATTGTATTCGATATTACCCTTAAACTGATAGCCAATCCCTTATTTATTAACACATAAGAATGGGATAAAACAACCATCATTTTTTGGCGGGCGGTTACAATTGATGCTGTTGCGGTAGAAATAACTGACAATAATTTATAAATAAATTTGATTTTGGCAATAGTTGCCACAGATGTCGATAATACTGACAATGTTTTTAAAGCAGATTTAATTATAGACACTGTAGATGTGGCCAATACTTTCATTAGTTTTGAGACAAATATACCGATGGAAACAGTAGAATTTGCCAAAACTGACAATACTTTACTTAGGCTTAGTGCCTTTTTAATAGTAACAGTTGAGGTGCTTAGTATGAAAAAGCCAATTTGGTGAATACCATTGGCAACAATAATAACGGTGTTATTTACAACAACTGATAGCTTTTTACCAATAGACCGTTGTATTGAAGCAACAGATGTACTGATTACCGATAATGTTTTGCCCCTTAAAGTGCTAATTGTGGCTAGTGAAGTAGAAAGTACGCTTAAAGCCTTTAAATAAGCCTTTCC